GAAACCCTTCAAGGCTTCAGGGTGTTCTGCATACCACCGCTCGGCGAAGGAATATGGATCGAACTCCTCATCCTTCGCCGAGTCAGCAGTATCTTCAGTTTCCCGGTTCACTTTTCCGGGTGTATGGCGAAGAACCATCGACGCTTCGAGGCAGTGAGCGTCTTGTACATACTCTCCCTGATGGACCCTGAAAAGGTTCCGTCCTCGTTCAGGTCCAAGGTGCCTACCTGTATAGGCACATCAGCGACGAACACGTACACGGGCACCTTATCGCTCATGCCACGAACTCCTCGAAGGTCATCCGCGTGTCGTTCGGGTCCTCCTCGTTGCGGGCGAACTCCGCGATCGACTGAGCGGCATCCTCGACGAGGTTCGCGAAGTACCCCATATCGACGAAGTCCGCCAGAGAACCCGTACCCTCTAGAGCCTCCTCGAGAGGTTCGAAGACCATCCGGTCGACGGAGTCGCCGTAGATCTCACGGACCATCTCGGACTCGACCCAGAGGTACCCCTTGGTTCCCTGAACCGCGCCTGCCTTGTCACCCTTGACGGTGAGAAGTTCGCGGCCGGTGATGCTCTGGTGTGATCCCTCTCGTACCGGGATGAACGAACCCGAACGCCCCACGTGGTGATCGATGTGGGTGCCGTCTTCCTTCGTGTACCGGAGGTACATCGCACCGCCGTTCCGGACCTGCTTGGTCTCACAGAGGTCCCTGAAGTGGATCGGGTCATGAGAGAACATGGTCTTGAACACGTAAGGGTGCTTGAACTCCGCACCCGTAGCGGTCCACCCGGGAGGGTTCCCGTCGGAGTCCCACTCCTTGTAGGCGATGTACACGGCGTCGTTCACGAGACACATCTTCTTGTAGGTGGCCTCGTGATTGAAGGAGTAGCCGTACTTCTCTCCGAAGTTCTTGACGAACTCGATGATCTCGGGAGTGGCGTTCGGGATCTTGATGGAGTCGGTCTTGATATGAGCGACCGTGAAGCCCTGCTCCTGGACTGCGAGCATCAGGTCCACCATGAACAGAGCACCGCGCTTGGCGACGATGTTGTCCTTGTTCCGCGGGTCCCTGGCGGGGTTCGGGAACTTGGCGCACGTGTAGCCGTAGGTCGAGTTGATGACCAGCTTCAGCGCTTCGGACAGAGGCTTCGAGAGTGCCTTCTTGGCCTTCTCGAGGGACTCGTACTTGCCGTCCATGTGAGCCTGGGTGGCCTCCTGCTCGATCGCCTCGATGTGAGGAGCGAGCTTGCCCTCCAGAAGACCCTTCGCGTACTCGAAGTCGCCTTCCTTGACCGAGAGACGAGCCTCCATGATGGCGGAGAACTTCGGAGTGTAGGGTCCGAAGAGGTTGAGCTCCTGGATCGAGGTCGGATGCATCGACGAGACATCCAGAAGGGCCACGTTCTCATGGATCCCGGGCTCCGCATAGACGAACCCGCCTTCACCGACGGACATGCCGCGGTAGGTGCTCTTGTCGACCTTCACGTACTCGTCGAACTTGTACCCCGGGAACATCTCCGAGAGGTCCGTGTAAACGAACGACTTCTGAGGATTCCGCTCGTTCCCGAACAGAACCTTCATGACGTGCTGTCGAGTCGAGTGGTTGATGGTGAGGCCGCTCAGGTCCGCCAGAATCTGACGGGCGGCGAGATCCTGCTTGTTGTGGTTGAACACCTCCTCCAGAGCGATGACGTCGTTGGTGCAGTACTCGATGACCTTGTTGATCTTCTCGTCCGGCACCGGCTGGTCCCACGGAATATCCATCTCCATGTGGGTGAGCCCGAGTTCGATCTCCCACCACTTCAGAGATTCCTTCACCCTGAGGTAGTCGAACACGTCGGCGTAGGAGACGGACCACGCCTCACCGAACTTGGCGCTGTTGTCCTTCTCGTCGATGATCCGCTTGGAGAGCTTGTAGATCTGCTCGTTGCTGGCACCGAGCATACGAGCCCACATGATGTGGTTGTCGTAACTGCGGTTGTTGTAGCCGACCAGCTTGAACTGGAAGAGCTTTTCGACCTCCTGCGGCGTCGGATTGATCATCGAGACGACGGTAGGCGAACCCTGATACTTCCAGCAGATCAGGAAGAGGTTCGGGTAGACCTCACAGTCGAAGAACACGAGCCGCTCGTCGGCAGCCGTGACGTCGTCCACGCTGGCCTTCTCTGAGGCCTCCTCAGATGAGGTGAACTGCATCCGAGCGACAGTCTTGAGGCAGATCTCGGGCTGGTTGGAACTCTGCATGGCGAAGAGGAGGATCTTCTGCCGCATGTCGCTGACGTCGTACGAATATCCATCCGCGTAGGCATCGTCGAGCAGCTTCTTGATGAAGTCGATCGAGGGCTTGGTGTGATGCGGAGGGTACTCGTTGTTGAGAGCCTTCTCGATCATGTTCCGGAGACCCTGCTCACTTCGGAGCTTACTGGTCTTGAGCATCGTCTTCTTCTCCCTGAACGGCAAACCACTGTTGATGGTGGCCACCGCAACGTTGTTGCAGAACGACAGTTTCCTACGGAGCGAGCTGTTCCCGTTGAACGCCTTGATCTCGATCTCACCATCGTCATCGAAGGAAGATGCGAGAACATTGACGTCGCCGTCATAGAAATAGTGCAGGTGAACACCATTCCCACTCTTGCTGAACTCGGCGTAGGTGGGCAGCCATTTGCTAGCCGCTTCGAGGTTCTTCTCTCGCGACTTGTTCCCGTTTTCATCCGTCAGGTCGAAGTCGATGACGATATGGTTCTCGGGGAGCTTGAGGAAATGAAGCTTGTTCGTGTCGAGATCCCCGAGCACGGTGCTGACAACCTGAGACGGCTTGGGTGTGAAGACCACGCCGTCCTTGTTGATGCGCTCCGAGTCATCCCAGTAGAGCTTCGGGTTGCCCTCGGTGTTGGCGTACTGAGCCGGAAGACCCGCGTACATCTCGTCGAGAAGAGACTCGGTTTCTTCCATGACCAGAGAATATGTCTTCGGTTCGTTCTCGATCTCCGGCATTACCGAAGTCCGGAAGCGCTTCATGGCGAACCCAATATAGACGCTTCGCTCGTGCTTACCGTTGATCATCTTCCGGTCATGGAATTCCTCGAAGTAGTCTTTCAACTCTTCGCGGAAATGAGGATGCTTCATCTTGAAGCCGAGCTCTGCATGTTCGGCGTATGCCTTGTAAAGCTTCCAGGCGTGTGAAAGTGTCGTGTACTCCTGACTCTTGAAAATATCGAAGTGTTCCTCGACGAAGTTGTAGAAGATGTTCGTCTTCTGCATCATTCGTTCGGGGATATAGCCGTTGTAGTAGCTCTTTCCGAGCCTCTTGTAGACGTCGAGACAGTGCTGGGCAATCGAGCCAAGCTCGAAATCGACGCGATCCATGAGGGCGTGGTAGTGCGCGGCTTCGAACGTCACACCTGTGGGGACCACGTCGATGATGCGCCGGATAAGACCGGACTTACCGTCGCTGATCTTCACCGGCTTGTTCGTACCCATGAAGAGGAACGCGTTGACCCTCGCGGTGTACTGTGACTTGAACTTCTCGTTGATCTTCATGTCCTCGTGGGACACGATCGAGTTCAGCCTGCTGTTGTCGTCGATCTTCGAGAGGTCACCGTCGTGGTTGATCGCGACCAGAGGGTTATTCTTGAACGCTTCGAGTGCGAAGGCATGGCCGTTCCCGACGAGTTCCTTGGCTTCGAAAGTCTCGACGTACCCACCGTCAGGAACGAGACCTCCGAAAAGCTTCTGGATGATCTTCATGAGGGTCGACTTACCGGTACCTCCGGGGCCGTAGAAGACGATGAACTTCTCGATCTTCTTAGCGTCCCCGGAGATGATGGCACCGATGGCCCACTCGATCTTCTCCCTTTCTTCGGGAGAATATAGCGTGCCGACCAGTTCCTCATAGGCGCTTATGTCGCCGACGGCCAGTGAGTACGGAAGACGACGACTGACGTAGTCAGATCGCTTTACCTCGGTGTTGGCGAACGTCACCTTCATATCGAGAGGGTGGTAAGCGTCGCTCGCGTTCTTGAGGTACTTCTTCCACTGGGTGTACGCGTTGGAACTATGTGAGCGGAGGAGTTTCACGTTGCACGGAGTACCGGCATCCTTCAGCTTTTCAGCTTCAGACAGTACCGCTTCATCCACCATGTTCTTGACGTCGTATTCCTCTGTGGACCAGAGACCCAGATCTTTGTTCCACACGGCATAAAACGCCTGCCCCCGTACCATGAGGTCTCGCGACCGCCCGACGATGAAGTCAGGATATACCTCTACCGGACCACCGTCCTTGCGAGGCGGCTTCGTGCAAACCTGAAAGAAATCCATTATCCTCCCTTCACCCAGCCCGCTCCAAGAACTCTAGGACGTACTCGTTCATTTGCGTCCAGAGGTCAATATCACGCTGGTCTTCCCTTGGGTACTGCAACGGGAAGAACCCGCCCAGACCACTTGGCTCGTAGTTTCGGTAGATGATCTCGTCGAGAACGTCATCTATGTGACGCCTCGGCAGACGCTTCCGGTCGTTGTATCCTGCGAGTCCGATGTTGCTCATCAGAACCCAGAACCAATAGTGGGGCGTCCCGTCAGCAAGGAATTCCAGCCGACGAGAAAGCCCCACCATCAGTTCCAGCATCGAGCAACCCATCTCCATCCAGGAGTGATCCACATCTGAGATGTTCCAGCCCTGGTCTTCGATAAACTCGATGCGCAGGGCCTTTCCGTCCTTGATGCGGTCCTCGTCATGGACGACTGAGTCGACCCAGACGAATGGTTTCGTGTACAGAATCCTCAGTACTCCCCAGTACGTCAGATTCTTTTCCTGGATGTCAGGATCAGCGACCTTGCTGTAGAGCCATTGGAAATATAGCTCGTCCAGAGGTTCGCCGCTCATGATCCGTTACTCCCCTGGTTCCTTGGGGGTCTTGCCGAGCACCACGGAGTCGTAGCTCCCCTTGCTGAAGACGACTTCGAAGTCCAGCCGGTTCTTGTCGTCCCGAACCCAGATCGTGGTGTTGTTCTCGTTCAGCGTGGCGAGATTCGCGTAGCTGATGTGCTTCCCGACGTACGTCTTGTCCAGCTTCTGGTCGTTCTCGTCGGTCACTTCGCTGTCATTGACGTAATAGACGACCGTCTGCTGCTGGTAGTCGCCGCCGTTCTGGTCGTACGCGTCGAAGTCGATGAGACGGGGCCCACCAGGCTTGACGTACGTGAGGTCCTTCTCGTCGACACCCTGCGTCAGACGCTTCCTCACGATAGGGTTCGTGAGGAGTTCCTCTTCGGCTTCCTCGGGGGTCTTCTTCTCAAGGACCCTCGAGATGTTCCCGACCGGTTCGGCAGCCGCCGACATACCCTGATAGTTCGTCAGGGCTTCGGCGGCCTCCTCCGGCATCGGCTCTTCTGGCGCCTGCTCCGGAATATCCGGATGCGCCGACACCACGTCCACGAGCTCGACGTCTTCGAGAGTCTGTGCCATCACCTTCTCGAGAGCCGCTCGGAACTCTTCTTCCTGAGCATCCGTCAACTCAGTGACGGCCTCCTTGAGAACCTCGGCGCTCTCCCGGGTCTTCGCCATCTCGGTCTCGAGGCGCTTCTCGTAGATGGTCTTGTAGTACTTCCTTGTGGCCTCGACCTCGTCTAGAAGACGAGCCTCGTAGTCGGCCGAGAGTTGCCTCTTGGCGACGTAGTAGCCCGCACCGGACCCGAGTGCCGCCCACAGCAAATATCGCAGCATCTCGGAGATCACACCTTCGGGAAGTGCTTCACGACAGGGCCGTCGACGTTGAAGTCCAGCAGCAGCGCGTCACGCTGACCGCTGATCCACTCGAGACCCTTGTACGTACCCTCGTTCCAAACGCCGAAGTCGACCAGGCCATCACCCTCGCCCTCCTTGGGGTTGATGACCCAGCCGACCTGCTGACCGGCCTGCGTCTTCGGGAAGCCGAGGGCCTCGTAGACGTCGTTGAGGAAGACGTAGCCGTTGATCAGGAGCTTGCGGTTCATCGAGCTCTCGACCATGTGGACGAAGTTCTGGTTCGCCATCGGGGTGTCGTTCCAGTTGGGGTTGGAGCGATCGAAGACCCGGGCGTACGTCCACTGGGTCTTGTGCTTGATCGCATCCTGGTCCGGACCCTTGGCCGTGACGACGTCGGTACCGGTCTCTCCCTCGACGGCGAACTCCCGCTCGTCCTTGCCGAAGCGGTACTCGAAGTCCTTCTCCTTGCCCTGGTCGGCGATGACCCGGGCGCGGTACTCCGAGAAGCCCTTGCTGACGACCGTGTAGGCCGCGATGAGACTGGCGTTGCGCTTCTGGAGGATGACGTGGGACCCGGCGAGACAGGCGATGGACCCGGTGAGGAGGAGAGCCGACGGGGCGTAGAGGCGAGCGATCTTGATGGCCGTCTGGAGCTGAACCCCGAACTTGGCCTTCTTGAGCTCTTCCTCCTCGAGCTTGTCCTTGGCCTCGTCGGCCTTCTCCAGGTGCTCGTTGCCCTCTTCGAGCAGGTCGTTCAGCTTGAGCGTAGCCCGGCAGGCGAGCACCACACTGGTTGTAGCGCCGATGACGCCGATGCCGAGAAGCAGTGCGGGGGAGTTGGTCTTGAGGGTCAGGATCTGCTTGCTGAAGGTGCCGGTGACCCTACCGGCGAGAGTCTTGATCATCGGTCGTTCTCCTGAGGGTTGTTGAAGCTGATGGTGTTCGGAGTGTTGTGGTAGACGTCGAGACAGTGGTTGGCGATGTCGATCGCTTCGTCACCGATCTCGTCCATGAGTACGTAATGCTTGTGAACCGAGACTCGGTTCCCGGAGGTGTTGATGACCTCTACACCCTTGGGAATATAGACGGGTTGGTTGTTCGCCGCGAAGATGTACGAGTCGGAATCGAGACGCATGTCCCGGTCGAGTTCGAGACGGTCCACCTCGTGTTTGATGAGCACACGAGGAGCGTATCCCCCGTTGACCGGGATCATCACGAGCTTCCTGACGATGTTCAGGAGCGTAGACTTCCCGCTGGCCGGAGAACCGTGAATCAGAAGGACGGTTCGAGGTCCGTTGATAAGAGCCGACCCGATCGCCCACTCGAACTTTGCACGGTCCTCCTCCGACAGGAGGGTACCGACCAGTTCGTTGTATGCCCTGGGAATATTCGTCATGATCGTCGATCCTTCTTCTCGTTGAGCTCGTCGAGACGGTCCGCGATGTAGCCCAGAGTCGTGGATGCTCCCATGAGAGTCTTCTCGAGCACGAAAGGCAGTACCCTGCGCCCTACCATGCCGACGATCGGACGACCGATGAGAACGCCACACACAATGCCCGCGGTGAAACGAAACATGGTGATCTCTCCTTAGTTCGGATTCCGGGGGCGATAACCGACCCCAATAACCGGCGGCGGAGAAGGGCGCTTGATTTCCTCGCCGAACACCCTTCGCTCGATCGCTCGTTGCGCCTTGTCGTAGCCCTGCATGACCCTGTCGACGACCTTGTCGGTGTCGACCACCGGAAGAACCATTCGACCGACAACCCAGGTTGCCGTTGCAGCACCAGCGACGAATACGGTGGTACCACCGAGGGTGTAAAGCATGAATTTCTTCATCAGATCTTTCCCTCCCGCTTGAGTCTGATAAATATGGCCGTAACCTGGGCCTCAGGCATGTTGTTCACCTTCGAGGCCCAGGTCTTGCTGTGGGGGTAGGCCTTCTTGACCAGCTCCTTCTTCTGAGACATGCCGTCCATGACAGTGGGGTGTCTAGCGTCCGGCTTCGAGCGACTCAAGCCGAGGGAGAACGATCAAATATCCCCCACTGCTGAGTTCCTTGGACCGAGCGCTTCGGAGGTCGGTCCAACCCCACTCGTTGTCGGTACTCGTGGGCGTGATGTCGACGAGGTCGTAGAAGTCGGCCAGCGTGCAGTACCCGTGCCTCTCGATGACACCCCTCAAGGTGTCGATCACCAGCTCGGCATCCTCACGGATTTCGACAACGACGTCCTTGACGATGTTGGAACGCCTGATCACGGGCTGGAAGGTGTTGGAGGTGACCGGTCGAGCCGAGGCCGACATCTGGTGGTAAGGGGTAGGCCGGTGCACGTTGCCGTAACCCGGTCGCGGGGGAGTGGTAGGACGAGGCGTGCTCTTCCCGAAGAGAGCCTCCTCAACACCCTGAGCGAAGGCGTCCGCCGTCTGTCGGATGATGGTGTTCACCAGTTCCAGCGACTTCGGAATGACCACCTTCTCGACGAGATGGTCGAGGAAGCCCTCGCCTTCCGTAACGAAGTGCTGCTTGAACTTGGCGCCGAGCGTCTTCTTGCGCTGCTCGACCTTACCGTTCACGACAGACTCGAGCTTCTCCCGTTCCTTCTCCTCGACCGTGGGGATACCCTCTTCGGTCGGCTCCACCTTCGCCACCTTTATCTTCTTCGCGGCGAAGCTGTTCCCCGGGAATTCTTCCATCGAGCTACCTCAATCCGATAAACCCAAACCCCTTGTAGGGGTCGGGTGTGAGTTGTACGGTCAGTCGTTCTGCTCGTCAGTGGGCTTATCGGACTCGTCGGTGAAGTGGTCCTTGATCTTCTCGTCGACCTGCTTTCCCAACTTCCACGTGGATCCGAGGATGAGGGAGAACGCAAGGCTCGAGGCGACCTGGAGGAGCTTCATCTTGGTCTTGGGGCTCATGATGACAGGTGGTCCTTTCGTAGGGGTCTCATTAAAGCCCCTGTAAAACTTGCGACTAGTCGCGGAGAGATATGTACTCAGCTACCGAGAGGATCTGGAAGTCCTTCCCGGTACCGACCATCGTTGCCTGTCCGGGGTTTTCCTTGAGCCACTTCACCATGTTCTCGTGGGAACCGGTGAATAGCTCATGGAACTTTCCATCCACCGCGCAAGCGATAGCGTCAGGATGGAACTCGGAGACGGGAACGAACACCTTCCGATAGAAGGTATGTGATCCGTCCTCGTCCTTGAAGATCAGGATATGGACTCCGGATTCGGTTTCCTGCTGCTGGTAGGTGTAGTCGTTCACGTCTCCTCCTTCCCATTTATGGACATTTGTCCTCTAAAGAGAAATGCGCGCTCCAGAGAAACCGGGCTTGAACGGCCTCGTCCCGAACACGATGCAGACCTCGTAAGAACGGCGCCACTTCTTGCAGCGTCTTCCGTCCGCACACTTCTCGTGGGTGTTCTCACACTTGCTGCACTGATTGCTTCGGAGCTTGGTTTTCATACCTAGCCTTCCGTTTGCTCTCAGGAATCAAGCTTGGGTTTCATCTATCCACTGGGTCCACTCGTCGATGGATATGGGCTCGCCTTCCCCTGCAACCCATACCGCGTGTACGACAAGAGGGTTAGCCATGATGTAGTCCATGATCTGATCTTCGGTTCCCTCGGTCAGAGGATTCAGATCACGGTCCAATATGGTCCCGTCTACGTGAGTTCGCGGATCACCCAGCGCGCAGTTGGCACACATCAATATGCCGCATAGAACTCGATCGGGGAACCGGCGGTGTACTCGATCACCGGAGCCTCAACGACCTTGTACCCCCGGTAGCGACCGCTGTTCGCGTTGAGCATGTAGCCCTTGCCGTTCCGGACGCCGGTGAATATCCCGACGTGGTAGATGCGCCCACGGGTGTCGGCGATGAATATCAGATCGCCGGGCTTGCGGTCCCTCGCGCGGATCTTCCTCGGGGCCTTCTTGTACTGGTCCTGGGCGACTCGCGGAAGCGTCTTGCCGTGTCTCTTGTACGCCCAGTACACGAGGCCCGAGCAGTCGTAGCCCTTGCTGTACCCGCCCTCGGCTCCCCAGACGTAGCGGGCGCCCTTCTGGGTCTTGGCGGAACTCATCGCCGATGATCGGAGCGTCGGGGCGGCCTCTGCGTTGGAGACCCCACCCACGACGAATCCGAGAGCCAGGACGAGTATGACGGTGATCTTGTGTACGCTGTTCATGCGGGTTCCCTCCCCTGAAAACTTTCTTCGGTTTTTCCCTCCCGGGAAAATCAGCTTGTACGCTCGGGCCGGTGACCGTCACGAACGTACTTACCGGTCCCGACGTAGATCCGGCAGTTCGGAGTCCAGTCGTCGGCGTATACGTTCACGATCTCGCCACGGTCGGTCGACTGATGTGAAAACACTCGCTTGTCACCGTGCTCTTCGCAGTAAGTACGAGCATCACGCATTGTTCCTCCTTGGCGGGAATATGAGATGACCGGGGCACATGTTTACCCATACGGGGGCGATAGGGCCTCGGCTGTCGTTTTGTCTCTCAGCATCCCGAATATAAGTTTCGACGCTCGGGTGAGACCCCTACGTGCGTCGTTGTTATTGCTGAGAGCCCCGGTCATCACATCATTGGAGTCAGGCCGTCTTGCGACCGTTCTCCTTGCGCTGCCAGGCGATCTGCATGAAGCGCCTGTCCATGTCCATCACGTTCTTCGTACCGGCCACCGCGAAGAACGTCTCGTCGTCCAGAGCGAGGAGTTCGTCGTTCGTGTACTCCTTGGTGTTCCGCTCTATCTCCTTGGACGCGTTCTCCTGGACTTCCTGGGGCATGATGCTCAGGAAGAAGGCCGCGCCGCCGTCCTCGGACTCGATCAGCTCGTTGAAGAGCTGCTCATAGGCGCCGGAGCCGATGAACCGGTCCAGGATCTCCTGGTTCTTGACGAGGTGGTTCTCCGTACGCAGGGCGACGGACTTGAAGAGGAGCTCTTCCCAGAGCTCCATGACATTCCGGCTCTCCTGGTTCTTGGCGATGGACTCCAGGTATGCCTTGGGGTCATCCCGGTGGACGAAGTCCATCTTGATCGCGTCGGTCTTTCCGAGCGAGAACCAGTAGTCGACCGCCTGGGGGTTACCGTCCAGGTCGGTGTAACGTATCGTCCTCATGACAGCGGGCATGTGAATATCCTCAGCTTTCTGTTAGTCAACACGCACAGAGGCGGTAAGCAGGAATATGTCCCACTCACCGCCTCGTACGTCAGCGGGGTTGATCAGGCGGCGTTCTCGACGGACTCGTCGGTCTTGATGACGTCACCTGTCACCGGGTCGACGGCCGGGTTCAGCTCGTCGTCGTACTCGAGCTCCTCCTTGGCCGCTTCCTTCTCGAGGGACTTCTTCGCAGCGATCTTGGCGATGGCCACGGTGGCAGCCGCAGCAGCGACACCCACGGCGACGACGAGCTTCTTGTTCTCCTCGACCTTCTTGGCCAGGGCCGTCAGACGCTCCTTGAAGGTCTTCTTGCCGCCCTCGAGGACCGTCAGCTCCGGCGACTCGGTCTCCGTGGTCGTGACGGTGACCTCCTCCGTGACCGACTCGGTCTTCTCGCTCTGCGCCGGAACCGTCTTCTCGACGAGCTTCTCCTCGGCGGCCTGGGCGACGACGTCAGCGGCGGTCACGTTGTTCTTGGCGTTGTTGGCCATGGTATTGGTCATGCCTTTCGATTTTGGTGCACGGGTCTTGTTTTTGTTGAACAGATCGCTCATCCGACGACAGGGCGTACCCGGTTTACAGGAATCGCGGATCAGGCAGTCCCTGCAATATGAGGTCACGGACACTCCGGGTCTCCGTAAATATCGCTCAGGTCTGTAGTGCAGTAGTGGTAGGCGGCCTTCCAGTACGGGTTCCCATAGGGATCACCTGAGGGGTCGCCTGCTCTTCAATAACTACTCCGGTCGTACTTCGCGATCGGAAGGGTCTTGAAGTCGACGACCGCGACACGCTCGCCTTCGATCGTCACCCACGTGATATCGATCTCGAGGAAGTTGTCCGAGGTCCAGCCGAGGTACTCGCCACACGCTGCCGAAGGAACCTTGATCATGCTCCAGAATTCATTCAGCGAAGCGTACATGTCGTGGAGAAGCCGCTGGTTGAAGTCATTGACACCCTTGCGGACCGACTCGATGTCGCTGTAGAAATAGCGACCCGACCAGCGGTCGTAGAACGGGACCTGGCCCCCACCGGTCATGATGACCTCGGTCGACCGGATCGGATGCCGCTTGACCATCTCCGCGGCGACGTCGTCCTTGATCTCCTGGGCCTTCTTCGGCCCGACCTTCTCGGCGGTCTTCGCCTGGTACTCGGTGTAGCTCTCCTTGACGACGGAATATGCCGACGCCAGGGCCGCCGTACGACGGTCGCTGATCCGGTTGGAGCAGATGATCGCAGCCACGGTCATCGCAGCGCTCATAGCTGCGGGGACGAAGTGCTCCCAGGTAGCTTCGAACTTCTCCTGGGTGGTGAGCGGTTCGGGTACGTTCTTCAGCCCACGGTTCGCGGGGGACTCCGCCTCGAACTCAGCGGTCTTGGCCTCCTCCGCTTCCTTGAGAGCCTCCGCAGCCTTGAGCGCTCCCTTGGCCGCAAGATATGCGGTGGTCAGGGTGCCTGTGACACCGATCGCGGTGAGAATCGCCGGTGAATTTTCCGCGGCGACCTGTCCCGCGCGCTTGAACAGCACGCTGAGATCCATGTTGAACTCCTGTCTTGTCGCCGGACCGGCGATTCGTGAATGAACTAGGCTTGTTCGGTTACTGCCAGATGGACCCGCAGTTTCCGCAACTGTACGGGCCGCCGCCTCCGCCGCTGACGTTGCTGGACCCGCAGCCCGGACAGGTCACGGAGCACTTCGCCGCGTCGTTGACGTCCATCACCTGACGGACCGCCATGATGAGCCGCTGCCGGAAGCTGTACTTCTTGCGCATCATCTCGATGTACCTACTTCTTGGTCTTGGTGGCGTTCTTCGGAGTGTCCGGAACCTTGGCGGGCGGAGTCGTCTTCTTCGATTTCTTGACTCCGTCGTAGTCCCAGTCGTCGGTCATCGGCGTACCGTCGTCCGGGTTCTCGTACTCCCGCTTAGCGAGTCTGACCGTGGTGGTCGTCCCCAGTATGGTGAACTTGTAGCTGATCTCACCGTCCTTGTACGTGAACGACTTGGTCTTGCTCTGAGAACCGAAGAGCGACTTCTCCATCGCGTCCGGATCCCCCTTGGACACGGTCGTGAAACCCTTGACCGTACCCTTGTCCGTGTCGAACGTACCGAGCCAGTAGATCCCGCTCTGGTCCCGCGTATCCATGTTGACCTGGATCGAACCGGGACTGATCGAGGCCTTCATGACGACGCCGGTCTCTTCGGTGTTGGTCTGATGCCACTCACCGATCAGGCTGACCGGATCCTTACTGACTCCCGCGGAGTTGTCGTGCGAACCCCCGCAGGCTGCCAGTACGGATATGGATGAGACGGCCGCCAGTACTGCCAGTGTCTTACGCACGATTCTCCTTGGTTTCTACTTCTTGCGCTTGGACGAGCTCATGGTGAAGCCGCCGCTTGCCGCCACTGCGAATATGACGATGGCGATCCCCAGTGCCTTGACGAACTTCATGGTTGTACTCCTTCCTCGGACAAACCAAAAACCCAAACCCCTTGTGGGGTTCAGGTCATGATGTCCAGTGGGTGGGTATCAGTCTTCGGAAGTGGTCTCGTCCTTGTCCATCCTGCCGGTGAGAATGATCGCGGCCATGGTCGCGGTGAAGGTTCCGGCGACGACCAATCCCCACTTCGCGAGAGCGCGCTTGCCAGCGGCTTCTTCGTTGTGGATCAGTTCGTCAACGGTCTTGTTGGCGGTCTTGGCCTCAACCTTCTGCATGGCAGTGGTGAGGATGGAGAGCTTGTTCTTCATGGTGATAGGTCCAATTGGTAGGGGTCTCATTATAGGGTGTGTAATTCCTGCGAGACCCTTCCCGAATATGACCACCGTCGTTACGCGGCGGGGTTGTCTTCCTCGACGTCGAACGGGTCGGACGCGATCCCATCCCGGATCCGGGCGATGACCCAGAGGATGAACACGACGAGAGAGATGGAGAAGATGGTCTTGGTGGTCTTGCTGGCCATGTGGGGATTCCCTTCAGGAATATGGCTGTGGTTGTTGGACCGTGTACTACTGCTGCTTCTGGAACTCGGCTCGCTTGGTCTTCTCGCGTTCCATCATGGTCCGGTAGGCCAGGTCGATCACCTTGGAGGCGATGAAGAACGTCGTGAGGAGACCGATGGGCGAATTCCAGATCGAGCCCGTGCGGGGGGCCGACGTGTACCGGATATACGGTCGCGGACACTCCTCGTCTTTGTCCGGCTCGGCGTCAGAACCCTCGTTGAGGGGAGACTCGATGATTGAGTCTTCCGACGGAACATCCTGAGTTTCGGTGTCTTCTTCGGGCTTTTCGTCAGTCACGACTTCCCTTTCGTGAATATGGCGAAACCCAAACCCCGTGTAGGGGTCGGGTCTTGAGATCAGTCTTCTTCGGTAACGGTGTAGTACTCGTCGTACAGGCCCTTCTCCTTGAGGAACTGGTCGTGCTGCTTCAGGCCGTACCTCTGGATGGCCACGGCGGTCGTTGCGACGACGGCGATGGTTCCGAGGATCTTGGTCTTGTTGGCAGCGACCTTGTTCTTCACGGAGACGAGCTTCTGCTTGGCGTTCATAACACGTCCAATCGGTAGGGGTCTCATTATAGGACGTGTAATTCCTGCGAGTTCTACTTGCGACGAGCGGTCGACTTTCTCGGAGCCTTCGGCTTGACGTGCTGGTCCTCACGCAGACCTGGGGCCTTGTAGCCACCGTCCTCGTCCTTCTCCCACTTCCCGAGCAGACTGACCCTGCGCTGAGTCAGCATGTAATCGAGATCGAACTCGTTGTGGGTTATCGGAATATGGACGTAGACGAGAGGATAGTCCTCATCGGGCTGGGTGATCTTGATCTGCATGGCGGTACCTTACTTCTTCTGAGCGCGGAGCTTGGCGTGCTTGGCGTAGGCGCGACGACCCTGGACCGCGCTGATGGAGTCGATGAACTTACCGGCACCGGCGAGAGCACCGCCGATCACTCCGATGACCAGAACCGGGTTCTCGTTCCAGGCCTCTTTCAGCTTGTTCAGGGCCTTGTTCTTGTGGCTCGGGTGAGGGCAAGTGCAGTAGTGATCACTCACGGCATGTCCTTCCATCTGATGCGGTCGAGGTGTTCGGGATAGAGAATATCGAACTGCCTGATGTTCTTCACCAGACTTCGGACGGCGAACCCCGTAGCGACCTTGAGACCAGCGATGACGATGAGGTTGACGACGATCTTGGCGCCAAGTTTCGGAGGCGGCGGGGGCTCTTCCGGTTCCTCTTCGGGGATGAGCGTGATCAGCTCGGGCTCTTCCAGCAAGACACTCACCTCATAGAGAATACGGCGAAACCCAAACCCCTTGCGGGGTTCGGGTAGTTGAGGTTCAGTCCTTGGTGGGGTCCTGGAACAGTTCGGCTTCCAGCTTGGCGTTACGTCGGGCCTTGAAGTCCTGGAACTTGTTCACGGCCAGGCCGACCACCATGAACCCCGCGATAACACCGGCAGAGACTGCGGTGCTGATAGCGAAGGTCTTGGTGATCTCCTTGCCGAAGTTGGTTTCAGGGGTCTCGGAGGTCTCGACGTTGGCGGTCTCGAAGTTCTCGTCCATGACAGGGTTTCCAATCTAGGTAGGGGTCTCATTATAGGACCTGTAAAACGTGCGAGTTCTATGTCCTTCTGTCGTACACGGCCTCGTAGATCCTGACCAAGATGACAGTCGCAAGGATGATGAACACAGTCCACAGTTCGAAGACGAGATAGAGAGCGGCTCCAAAGGTTACAGAAGCGAGCATCAACCACATAATAGAGATTCGATCGAGCATACTTTTCCTCCAGGGGAAATATGGCGAAACCCAAACCCCTTGCGGGGTCGGGTTGTGGAACTACTCGTTGTTGTCGGCGCTCTTGGTCTTCTTGACAGCGATCTTGCTAAGGGTATCGATGACTTTGACGGCGGCGTAGGCACTAACCGCGGTGAGGGCAACATACTTCGCTACTTCTTTGCTCTTCTCAGAAATGAGTTGAACAGTTTCGGGGCGAAGGATCTTGTCCTCTCCGGAATTGGTGTTTTCGTTGTCGTCAGTCTTACCGATACGAATGCGGAGTTCGCGCTGCTTACGGGATCCAAACACGGCGGTTTCCAATCAGTAGGGGTTTCATTATAGGCCGTGTAGAATATGCGAGAAACCCAAACCCCTTGCGGGGTCGGGCGTTGATGGCTACAGTCCGTACTGCTCCATGAGCTTGACGTACTGCTCCGAGAGTTCGTTCTGCCTCTCCCGGTCGTTCTCGTCGGTGTTCCGGAACTCTTCCATGATCTTCTCGCTCTCGGTGAGGAAGGTCTCCGAGCGCTTCATGCGCTTGGTGATCTTCATCCTGAGGACGAGAATGGATCCGATGTTCATTCCAGTGGTGACGAGCACGCCCAGGACGAAGAAGAGGAACTTGGTCCAGTCGTTCTTGGTCATGATGCTGCCTTTCGTAGGGGTCTCATAATAGGGTGTGTAAAACATGCGACCCCTATGCGAAACCCAAACCCCTTGAGGGGTCTGGGTGTTGTTCCTACTTCTCGATCTCCTTGGTGAAGACGGCGTCGTGCAGGTCCATCAGGTCATCGCGGTTGACGATGGCGTTACGGACGGCACGAATGATTCGCTTCAGCATGGAAGGTCCTTTCGTAGGGGTCTCATAATAGGGTGTGTAAAACATGCGAACCCGTACAAAAGGAAAACCCAAACCCCATGTGGGGTTCAGGCTTTGAGGTCAGCTTTCGGGCTGGGTCTCCTTGGGTACGACGCTGATAGCGTAGAAGGTACCCTGATCGAGTTCCTGGATCACGATGTCGTCGCGTCCCAGCAGCGTCTCCTTCTCCTCTCCGGTGACCTCACGGAAGGGCTCGGGCTCAACGAAGTTGTCGGCGGCCTTCTGGGAGGCGTTCTTGACGGCGTTGATGGTGAGCACCACGGAGGCGGCGGCAGCGGTGAAGGCGATAGCGGCGGGGGCAACGGCCTTGATCTTCTGCTTGATCTGGGCGAGCTTCTGCTTCTTCTGGTCATCCATGGTGGATTCCAATCGATAGTAGGGGTCTCATTATAGGGCGTGTAAAATATGCGAACCCGAAACCCAAACCCCTTGTAGGGGTTCAGGCGTTGAGATCAGTCTTCTTCAGGGTGCTCATGCTTCTGAATCGTGAGGCAGAAGTCCTCGAAGGGATTGGTCAGGTGTCCCACGTGTCCTTCGTTCAACATCTTGCTGTAGGTCTCGGGGAGATGGATTTCACGGTCTCGTGCCTTGTCGTGCTCCAACCATTCGTTGATGTCAGCGGCATGCTGAGTCTTCAAGCGGTGGTTCACAACGGCGAGAACGATTGTCGATCCGATGGAGGCGGTGGTGATGATGACGGCAGGCGCGTTGTCCTTGACCTTCTTCTTAACTTCGGCGATCTTCTTCTTCAGGTCCATGCTGGTCCTTTCGTAGGGGTCTCATTATAGGGCGTGTAAAATATGCGACCTCTACAGGCAAAAAAACAGAGGGCGTGTAAACCTTGTTAGGGTCTACACGCCTTCTGTTCGTACCTTTTGGTGGAGCGAGCGTTACTTGATGTTCTTCAAGACGAAGCTGGCAGCCCTCGAACCGAACACGTGCGCGTGCTCGTACGAGATGATGATGAGGATCCCGGCGAGGTTCGTCGCGGCGGCGACCATCGTGTCCTTGCTCACGCGCTTGTCGGAATCGACTTCCTTGAGCTTGTAGAGCTGGACGAGACGGTCGGCGTACGTGACGTACTCCGGGTCGGTGACCTTCATCTCACTCATCTCGTCGAGGATGCGGGCGATCTCTTCTTCGAGCTGGGTCGGCTTGGTCTTGGGGAACTTCAGAGTGAACACAGCGGTTCCTTCCGGTAGGGGTCTCACTATAGGCCTTGTAAAATGTGCGACCCCTGTTGCTGTTGTTACTCGTCGATCAGCGGTGCAGTCGCAGCGATGGCCTTGTGCGACCACATCGAAGCCCGTTCGAGATCATCCTCCATGAGCTCCTTGTACCGCCCGTCAGGAAGGACATCGTCCAGGTACTCCGCGAAGTCCTTGAACGCCGCGCGAATATCGGCGTGCTTGGGCTTGGTCGCATCGTCGCCCTCGATGGTGGCCTTGTGGAACCCGAAACGGTTCTCGATCTCTTCAGCACCCAGTGCCATGAATATCCCTCTCAGGGCTTGACGATCGGGTTGTTACCCGTGTCGCTGTTGATCTTGAACGTTGCCTGGTCCATCGTCTCGAGGTCCTCGGGGTCACCGTCGACGACCAACGAGAACACCTTCCGGGTTCCGTCGACCGAGTTCTCGACCTTGATCTCACCGACGTACGGGGCGTTGCTGGCGTAGTACGACTTCTTGGAGATCTGGACGATGATTCCGAAGAAGGTGTTCACCGCGGTGATCGTACCCACGACCTCCTCGACGTGAGGAAACCCCCAGATCTGTGCCAACGCGATGTAGAGCGCTGCGGAAGCGGGGAAGACGATCGTGGCCGACTTCTTCACGACGTTGTAAGCGCTGTCACTCAGCATGGGATTCTGCGGCTTGGCGTGTGACGACACTGACATCGTTGATCTCCCTTAGTTCTCTGCTCTGGAATACCGCTTCGTACTGCCCCGGAGGTCCGAACTGAAGTTGACCCACTCTGTTCATGACCTTTTCCGCAGCCCCATTACCACCGAGAGCCTTGTACGGCTCGTAGAAGTACTTCTGGAGCTCCTCGTACTCTTCCTTCTCCACCCACCCGCGGCGAATATAGGCAACGCCGTACGTCATGATGTGCTCGTAAGCGATGCCCATCAAGAGCCGAGCCGTAGCCGTCCTCGTGCGATCTTTGTGCTGCAAGTAGGCCCAGAAACCAGATGAAGCACCAAATGTCACGAGTGACGTGATGGCCACTTGCAGCCATTCCATACTCGCCCTCCCCTAAATATGTAGTGCTAGGTAGTTCTCTTCCAGATCCCCACGGACTTCGTCCACGGCTCTGCAATCTTCCATACCCCACCGACCCGAACATAAGGAATCGCGAGTTTCCACACAGCGCCTACTTTCACGTAAGCACCCGCGATCGTTCGGATACTGGTGGCTGACGACCACGAACTCCACCCGACCGAACTCTTGGCCCGAGTCCGGAAGTAATATACGGTCCCGGGAGTCAGTCCGGTAACCGTCTTTGGAGACGTCGCGGGTATGGTCGTGGTTGGTGAGCCTGTTGAGCTGGTGGAATATCCGACTTCGAACCCCGTGATCGGAGAACCTCCGTTGTCGTTCGCACCGAATGCGACATCAACGCTGGTCATCCGAACAGCAGCCAAAAGAGGGGCGGTGGGCGCGTCTGGAGCTTCGAGCGTCTTAGCAGTCGCTCTGCCAGACCACGAACTCCACCCCTCGGAGTTATGGGTTCGTGCCCAGAAGTAGTACGTCGTTCCCGGCGAGAGTCCAGATATGGTCGTAGACCGGTCGGAAGCTACGGTGTGCTGTGCCGTGGTGGAGCTTGTTCCGTAGCCGATCTGTCTCGCGTCGATGGCATCGCCACCGTTGGACCCGTCTGAGAACGTCGCATGTACCGACGTGGACGTGATACTGGATATGACCGGTGTAGTCGGCTTGGACGGGTTCGTGTCACGTTTGATGGCTTGGCTGAATGATGTAGGCCCACCAATACCCGTGGCACTGGACTTCTCGAGCAGACGGAATGTGACCGTCTGAGAATCCGTTACCCTGACTTCGCCGACCTTGTACCAGTCGGCACCGGTCGGATAGTTGATGGTCTTGTAGGTGGTGTTTCCGTTCGCGGTCCAGTTGAACGGCATCCCGTTCCACCAGTCGCTGGAATATCCCGCCTTGAACCAGAACTCAACATCCGAACCGGTGTCCCGGATCATCATGGTGCCGTTGACACCCGTAGTCTTCTTGTAGTCGACCATGGGCGCCGCTAACTGATGATCTTGAAGTAGATGTCTCCGTCGCTACCGCCTGTTGGATCAGCGGTTCCCGAAGAGATACCTGACTTGTCTCGGTACCCGGACTTGCCTGTCGGGATGAGAGCCTTAAGCAGAGCGATGTAATCCCGGGTACGGTTTATCTCCCGTGCTCCCCAGCGAACCCGGCCTTCTTCGCCTGTCTCGGGTACCCTTGTGTATCCTGCCGCGACTGCCTGGTCTCCCTCAGCCACGGTGTACCTCCCTTCCAAATATCACGGTTGCTCCGACCAAGTAGTCGGATCCGGATCGAGATCGAGCCACGTCTTGTTGTTCAACCACGAGAGCCACGAACCAGTGTTGATGTAGGTGTTGAGAGTCAGGGTCGGATATGCCCGTTCACCTTCTCTGTCCTGAACGAAAATCTGTTCAGACACCCGCATGTTGTTCGTAACACCGCTCAGGTTTCGCTGCTCGACAAGATCGCCCAGATGGTAATGCGTTCCATACTTGTATTGACTGAGCTGGCTGATCTCACCGTCGAATGCTTGGTAGGTACGGTACTGTGCGAGCTCCTCGTTACCACGCTGAATAAGCGCGGAAGCGACATCCGGGTTTTCACTCGTAATATCGCTGGCATTGACGACTAGGACTTTGCGAGCGAACCCCTCGATTTCCGGATCCACACCGATGGCGTACACCATCTGGAAACCCGCCGGGGAAAATACGTACGCAACGTTCTTGGCCTTGTCGATGCTGGTGAGCTCTTTGGTGTTCTGTAGATTGTCGAGCTCCGGAGTAAAAATCACCGGAGAATGGACTGTCTGACCCGACGTTCGATCACTACCCGAATATACGTCGAAGTAGATTTCAGACGCGTCGAAATTCCTGAGCATCCTGAAACCGAGGTTCCAGACTTTGGAAATATCGACGATCGCGTCGTAGACCGTGGTCGGATCCAATTCCACCGTGATGGGGTCGACAGGTTCCGTGATTGTCCCGGGGGACAACAAGGGTCCCTCGACGATGAAAGGGATCACGTCAGCAGGATCCAGGATACCCAAGACACAAATATCGTGGAAGATCTTCCTGGCGACTTCTGCCGGAGGAAGTGTGATCGTCCACTTGGGGGATGTCGTCAGGTCAGCCAAAGAGTTCTTGGCCACTCGATCCAGAAGCTGTGATTCAAGAGACCTACCCTTGACCGTCAGCATACGACGATTTTCGCTGTCGTCGCCATCCTCGATGGATTCGACCGTCATGACGTAGTTCGACTTGTTCATTGCCAGACGGGTTCCGGCCCTGAGCAAAGTTCGACTACCACTCGTTGACGGAATATCGAGCTGAAAGTCACCGAACTCTTGCCATCGTTCAGTCCAGATGAGCGATTCGAATTTGTCGATGACCGCCTCTCGACGAAGAAGGGGGTCGAGTGTGTATAGCTCCACTACAGACCCCCATACTTCGTGATGTACTCGATCGAAAGCGGAACAGCAGCTCCTTCCGCGTAAACACGAATGCTGTTATTGCCCGGCCTCAGCTCAATGTATTTGGACTGAGGAGATATGCCGTACAGTACGGAGCTGCTGACTCCGGATCTCACCAGGGTTGCCGCCTTGGCGCCGAAGACGGTACTGATAGTCAGCGTGTCTCCGGCCACCAAGGGATAGTTGTCGAATTGCAGCGTCTCGATCACATCGTTTGGTAGCGTGTGATAGACAGTGAATTCTGGCAGACTGCGGTCGACGTTGAGAACGAGCTGGATGCCCGTCTCGATAGTTCCGTCGTACGCTACGGATATGACGGTTTCGTCCGCGGTGGTTGTCCCGGACACGGTCACGGGTACCGGATCAATGAAGTCCGGTTCGAAACACATGATCGAGATATCCATCGTCGGCTCTTGCGCGAAGTGAACGGGGTCGCAAGTCTCTACGACCCCGTCGATGTCGATACTGAGATCACCCACAAGGACGAGCGTCAGCTTCACCTGCGCTTCCGTCATAAATATCTTGTAGAGACGCTTTCGCAGATCCCAAACCGTGTCCAGTTCGGGATCCGGATCGAGCTCCAGTTTGATCTTGATGTTGCGTGCTTCACGACGGCTTGACTGGTACTGCTCTCCGTCGCGACCGGCGAACCCCGTAGAAACGAGATTTGCCTTGACGGGCCCTAGCCCCTCAATATCGGCCACTCGGAATCCAGAGGAATCATCCTCCAGAGGAAATACAAGAAGGTCGCCCTGAGGGGACCGGGCTTCAACCGCTATTAGCATTGGTCGTCAGGGCTCCCTTCGCCTTGGATAGTTGGTTGTTGGTTTGACGGTAGATTTCCGCCGAAGACAGTGCCTTGGGTGAGTAGTTGTACTGAACGAACGACACAGGCGCCGGGGTAAATTCCCCCATTTCCTGTTCGTAGGCAGCCTGGTTACTTGCGTGTCCGGCAGCCACGTACTTCGCCTTGGCGTAAGCGGAATCCACCGAGAGTGACCTCCCGCCGAATATCCCTCCGATCTGACCGGCGTCTCGCTTGATGCTGGACAGATCCAGTACAGGAGTGATGATGGGCTGACTGTCGACATCCTGGGTGATGAGGTCGGAGAACCCCGACAGAGACTTGCGAAGGGATTCGACGGCGGCCGTACCAGTACGCTCAGCAGACCGTTCGACAATACCGGACATTTCGTCCAGTCCCTTAACAAGACCCTCCGCGGAAAATGCGCCGATCTCCATAAACACCCGAGAGGGAGACTTAATACCCAGCTTCTTCTTGATGGCACGGACCATCGACGCAGCGATGTTGTCCATGACCTTCTCGAGCAGCTTCTGCTGTTGCTTAAGCCCGTCGAGGAATCCCTTAGCCGAGTTCACACCCGCCTGGTAAAGGGCATCAGAGCCCGTCTTACCCAGGTGAGCGCCTACGGCGTCGAGATCCTTACCAAGCTTGTTGACTTCGGTGACTCCGGCGATGCCCTTGTCGAGAAGTTCGTTGATGAACGGCAGAGCACTGGGTCCTTGCTCCAGCAGATCCTTGTAGAGTTCGTCGTTGAGACCGAACGCACGAAGCCTCTGAAGAGCGTTCGAGAACAGCTTGGTGTCTTCGATTTGCTTCTTGAGGTCCGTGATGTAGCTCGTGAGAGTCGTCTCACCCGTGGGGCTGGCGACATCCGAGTACTTCTCGGAGATCTGCTTGCGGTAATCGTCTCTCGTTTTGATGGCGTTCTGGTAGGCCTCATCCGCCTTCTTGATCTTCTCAGTCAGCTTGTCGTACTGATCCGAGAGCTTGCCGATAGCGGTCTTCTCGTCGTTGTACTGCTTCGTCAGAGTGGTGTAGGCAGCCGCAGCCTTCTTCCTCTCTGAAGCGGACGCCTTGGAATTCTTCGAGAGATCCTTGAGCATCTTCTTCAAATCGTCGAACGCCTTGTAGACCTGAGTCTTGTTGCCGTCCAGACCCTTGACGAAACCGTCATTGACGAACTTACCGATCTTCTCGAACTCCTTGGAGGGCGAGTTGATCCCGAGAACACTCTTAGCTGAACTAAGAGCGGCGCTGGCGACTCGGCCTGCTGCTGCGGTGACCGATGAAATACCGCTGGAAATACCGCTGATCATACCCTCGATGATCGCCGAGGCCAGGTTTCGCCCAGCAGCATTCATTGCCGCGGTGTTGCTTCGGATGGCGTTGGCTACACCATTTACGAAGCTGATGATCAACTTCACGCCAGCATCAATCACCCGGGGGAGATTCTTGGCGATGCCATTGATGAAGTTCACTACGACATCGGTAGCCGCCGTGACCATCTTGTTGATGTTCTTGGCAATACCGTTGAGGATACCGGTGATCAGCCGCATACCGGCGTCAACCATCTTGGGGACGTACTCAGCCAGCTTCTGGAGAAGCATCGTGAGCATACGCAGAACCGCATCTACGATCTTGGGTGTGACTCTCACGATTGCCTTGATCAGGCTTTCGAGAACGACCACGACCGCTTCTGCAATTTTCGGCGCTGCCTTGATGATGACTTGCATTACGCCGATCAACAGCTTGCCCACGAGCTCGACAATCATCGGAAGTGCCCCGAGAAGAGCCGCGATGATCGCTACCATTGCCGCTGCTGCTGCAACGCCTGATGCAGCCAAAGCAGTAATGCCTGCACCGAGCAAAGCAATACCAGCACCAAACGCCAGTACGCCAACACCAGCGAGAAGCATTCCTGCTCCGAGAAGAACAAGAGCCGCTGCGAGGCCGATCAGAGTTGGTATGACCGGTGTTAGGAGTAGACCAGCCACACCCAATATCAGGAACACTCCCGCCAATGCGGCGAGACTCTTGAGGATACCTTCCCAGGACATGTTCCCGAGCGCCACCATGACAGGAGCAAGAAGTGAAAGCGCTCCAGCCACAATGATCAGAGCAGCAGCACCAGGGAGAGCACCGGTCATCAGATATAGAGCACCGACAATAATGCCGAGTGAACCAGCCAGAACGACCAGGCTCTTAGCTATCTGCTCCCATGTCATACCACTCGTTGTGATCATGGAATTGGCCAAGACCACCAGAGCCCCTGAAACAATAGCGAGTGCTACTGCGCCAGGTAGAGCCCCCTGCATGAGATATAGGGAACCCGCTATAATACCGAGTGCCCCTGCAAGGGTTACCAGACTCTTGGCGATGTCCTCCCATGACATACCAGCCATGCTCTTGAGAGCGTCTCCGATGATCCCCAATGAGCTAGCCACGATGAATATCGCAGCGGCACTCAGAAGAGAAGCGGGTGGGAGGAATTTCAACGAACTGGATATGAGTGCAAGACCGCCTGCCATGACAGTCAGGCCTCTCGCCATTTCGCTCCACGAGAGCTTAGCCAGTTCCTCAACTGCGTCGGCTAGAGTAGAAAGGGCCGCTGCCAGCATCGCAATGACGATACCGGAAATGAATCCCTTGACATTGATCGCCGTGGTGTTGGCAAACAGAGCCAACGCAGCGATCAGAGCGCCGACGCCGACAAGACCCTTAGCCATTTCTTCCCAGCTAAGAGCTGACAATGTGACCACTGACTCAGCCAGCTTCTTGATGGCGAAAGCCATGACCACCATACCGGCCGCTGAAAGAATGAACCCCTTCATTGGCGGCATGAATTTGGCGACCATTATAAGGCCGCCGAGAAGGACGGTAACGCCGGTCAATCCCTTGGCGACGCCGTTCCAGTCAAGTGCAGCCATCTTAGTCATCGCTGAAGCAAGGATGTTGACGGCTGTTGCCAGAAGTATCATCGAAACCGCGACGAAAGGCATCTTCGCGAAACCGGTGAAGCTGGCGAACTTCTCGAATATGAGCATAGACCCCATGAGTTGTGTGAACATGAGGTACATGGCAGCACTGGCGTCGAGAAGCTTCTCCTTGGGGATCTTGGCCAGTGTATTCATCGCTAGAGCCAGGATTCCGATAGCGATCGCAATCTGGAGAAGCGTTGCAGCACGAAGTGTGTTCTGCATTGCACCCAGAGCACCGGTGATGTTATCGAACGCGTCGGCAAGGCTTCCGAGAATGCCCCCGAGACCTCCACCGCCGATGAGATTACGGAACATCATGAAGATGCCCGCAAGCAAACCTACCCCGGTTCCGGCGAATATGTCTTCCAGCCCGAGGTTGCTCAGTGCGTCCGAAATCGAGAGACCCATGTCCTCGAAGAAATCGAGGGCTTTCGAACCCATCTCTACGAGATTTTCGAATACCCCGACGACTTTACCCCAGGCCTTCGCGGCGATTTCGCCGAAACGACCCATGGGTTCCATCTTCTCGGCTGCACCAGCCACAGCATCTGTTACAGCGGATCCATCCACATCCCCGAATATCCGAGCCAGTGCGTCTCCGAAGATCTGCAATGCCTTGATGGGGAGCTTCAGGATGGCTACGACGGCTTTGAACGTGTTCTTCAGACCGTCTGTTTCCACGATGGCGTCGCGGAGGTTGACCAGGAAATCACCGATCTTCGCAGTCAGCTCCAGAAAACCCCCGGAGCCTTCTGTTGCTACACCTACCAGTTCAAAGATAGCACTGGTTGCTTCTTTGACGATTTCCCAAACAATGCTGAATACAGCAAATACACCAGCAAAGGTCCGCTTCAGTCTGTCTGCTGTTTGGCTACCAATCTTTAGTCGTTCGGTGAAGTCCCGGAAGTTCTTGGTCATCTCGGCAAGCTGTTTGCCGGTGGTGGCGGGGAATATCTCCCGGAAGGCGTCTTTGATGGGCTTGATGAACGATGCGAGCGCTTTGAACGCATTGGTGAGACCATCGATCAGCGCGTCGCGTCCTCCGAACTTGTCCCACTCCTTAAGCATCTTGTTGCGGGCTTCTGAGGACTTCTTAAGCATACCGCCGATGCCGTCGCTAATCCCTGTGAACAGACCCTTGGCTTGCATAAAGTCGCCAAATACGATCTTCCACGTTTCTGCCCAGCCCGAAGTGAGACCTTCTTTGGTGGTATCTATGAGGCCAGACAGAGTTTTTACTTCGGTGGCGGCGTTGACTGCGGTCTTGGCCTGAGCTTGAATCGCCTTGATTTGGGCTTTGGTGAAACCCTGAGCTGCAAGTTCAGCGTCGGACAGATCTCCAGCGAACTGCTGGAGAGTTGCGGTGAGAACGTCGGAAGTCAGCCAAGTACTCCCCTTGTCCGAAGATATAGAGTCTCGGAAGGACAACCCGTTGACCTTGAGATTCTTCATCTTGCCGGTCAACTTGACGGCGCCCGAGTCAAGCTTCCCCATAGCCACGGCTGTCTGGGCTAGTGCTCGCTGGAAGACGGTGCCGCCCATACCGGCAGTGCGAACCGATTCCCAGTCTTCTAGAGTGACCTTACCCGAAGATATGGCCTGTGAAAGCTGGGTCATAGCCGCAGCAGCCATCTGGGAGTTGGTTCCTGACATTGCAGCCAGGTTCGCAATACCCTTGATGGCAGTCGCAGAAGTTTCCAGATCAACACCAGCAGCAGTGAACAGACCAATATTCCGAGTCATCTCGGAGAAATTATAGATGGTCTGGTCAGAGTAGTGGTTCAAATCATCAAGGACACGTGTTACGTCCTTTAGATTTGTCCCAGCGGCCTTGGTGTTGGACAGAATCGTCTGAATCGAGTTCATGTTTGTCTCGTACTCTCGGAAACCCTCCATGACGGGTCCGAAAGTGAAAGACTTGACGAACTGACCTCCGGCGGTGACAGCCTGAGCACCGATGTTGTGTAGTGCTCCAGTTGCTACCTGCTGCAAAGCCGAGAAACGAGTGGCAATGCTGTTTACGCCGTTCTCAAGGTTCTTGAGTGATCCTGCCTGTTTGTCAGCACTGGGCTTGATTTTGTTGATGCTAGCAACAATTCGATCACCGAATCCACCCACACTCTGGGTGAAGCCGCTCACCGAGGTTTTTGCCTTTTCGAATCCGGACGAGACAGACGTCGCAACCTGCTGGACACCGGTCGAGATCTTACCGAGGGAGGCTGTCGAAGACGTGGAGCTGTCGACGACTGACTTAGTGAACTTTCCCATGGAGTCACGGTTTTGCAGTACGTTCCGGTCAAACTGCTGACTCGTGGCTGCGATCTTCGTTGCGGCGTTGGTTATGCCCTTACTGGCGTCCTGAAGCTGCAAACTCTTCTGGAGCCTCTCGAGGGAGGCGATTGTTTGCTGAACACCGCGTTCGAACGCAGCATTCTGGAACTGCATTTGAACAACGCGCTCATCCACCGTGCTCATGCGGAAGTCACCACCCTCCATACCTGATCTGCAATGTTGTCAAAGACGGGTTTCATGGTCGGATTGATGTAATCCCGACCTTGTACATAGCCGCCAGTCCCTGTTCCGTACCCGTACTGAAGCATGATTGCTACGGGGAAACCGTTCTCGACGTCATTGTTGGTCCAGATGATCTTTACGGAACTCCCGGAACGTTCGATCTTGTAGTTCCAGGAGTCCGCCGCCAGTCCAGAGTCCTTCGGTACCGCCGAAGCCAAAGCGTTTACTCCCATTTTGGCTGCCGCGTCTAGCGACTTATAGATGTCGCCACTCCGCATCTTCCGAAGGGAGTCTTCCGTTCGCCGACCGGAACGTTTGTTTACGAACGAAATCACGCTTGCTCCTTTGGCTACTCCAGACCGGTCATCTTCCGACCTACAGAGATGAGGCTCGGGTTGTTGACACGGATGTTTTCCACGCCCTCGAAGTACATGCGAAGAGCGTAGGCTTCATCGACGCTGTAGCCGAACTGTTCGATCAAAGGATCGACACCGTCGACGACGGGCTGGTTCGAGAGCCACGAAGCGATAGACTCGTGCTTGTCCAGTGCTCTGCGCAGGTCGAGTACGGCCTGAGCAGCCGTCATGTCTAGGCTCTGCTTGCTGACTTCGAGCCCGAGGCCCATATGTGTTCTCCTTTTAAGCAGCGGATTCGTAGGTGAGGACACCACGGATGCAGTCGTTGGTAGCCCAGGCCCAGGGTTGGGTTCCACTGGAGTCAACGATGATACCCTTGGCTCCGGAAAATCCAACGGACATACACAGTTCGAAAGTGGTAGTACTTCCCAGTCTGGCCCGAGCGAACACAGCGTCAGAAGCACTTTCGTCCCAGAGCTCCAGGAAACCGAGCGTACCGGAACTACTGGATGCCGGAACAGGAAGTCCGAGCCGCCAGTTATCACTACCACCACCGCCGCCGAAGTTCGTGGTGCTTCCGAACGCGATGTCGAACATTACAGTGACAAAGCGTCCATGCTTTATCCACTTACTGGCTTGGACCGCATTTCCATACGAAGGCGTATTCAAACCCGTGGAGGTGGTCCAGGCAGGCGTGTATGTGAACCAGGAACCGGTGTCAGGAATCTGCTTGGCCCAAGCAGACCAGCCATTGGCAGCATTCGCGGTTCGCGTCCACACAGCAGGTGCAGTGGTGGAATTGTGTCCGTGAGAAACGTACGTTTGCTTGGCGAAGGTGGTGCCGTCCACGTAGGTTACAAGCTCACCTGCGGTCCCTGCGAAGTCCCATCCCGTGCCGTTAGCCGTGGAGAAATACATCCTCGACCAACCAGACGGATATGACGTGAATGCCGAGGTCTGGACGAGCGTACCAGGCGTCAGCGTGTACATCAGTTGGGCCTGAGACCATGCAGTCCAACCGGTACTGTCAGCGATCCCGTACCTGACCCACATCCGAGATATGGATGACGTTGTGCTGGCGTTGGCATAGAACGTCTGCTGAGTACGGCTGCTTTCAGATTTCGTAGTGACGACCGAACCGAAACCCGAGTTATGTGACCAGCCCGAACCCGTCCCCACCGTCATCAGAGAGATGCCGACAGGATATGCGGTGGGAGGAGCTGTTTCGGTGTTGGCGTTGACTGCGAGAGTCTGAAGCTTGGTCAGTTCGAGAGCGTCGAGTCGACTGTCAACCCCAGCCAGACCAGCAGGAGTCACCGCTCGAGTGGCGTCGGTGAAAGCGTTGGTCTCGGCAAGCGTGGCGAGTTCGACGAGACCTTTCTGTGTATCACTCGAGAACGGACCGGCGACTTCATTCGTGTCCAGCCACACAGAACCGTCCGGTACGGCTCCGGGATCGGTGTCTCCGACGTAGGTGAAAGCGTCGACCTTCGCGTACGTTATCCCGGTGTCAAGCTGCATGCCGGATACAGCACCGACATCGATCGGAGTACCGTCTTGTCGGGTGAGGATGAGGTGGCCCGCCTCGTTGACCTCACCGGACGTGATCGATGCGGCTTCGATCTCGAGCGTTCGCTCGGCGTCTACTACAACTACCGTAGCCACATGGCCACCTTTCTCTGTCGAATATCAGACCATCGGATCCCAGACACCGCCGATACGGGGTTTGGGCGCTGCTGGAACCCAGGCTCCTCCGATTCGAACCTTAGGAGTTGCCGCGACCCATTGGTTTTGCCATCGAACCCTACGAGTCACGAAGGTCGTCGATTCTTCAGCCCAATACGACGCGTCTTCGAACTTTGCAACCAGGTCTGGGGTGGTGCTGTTCCAGACACCAGCCATGAACAGCATACCGACAGACGTCTTGTTGAAGGTCCCGCCGATCGTACACCGGGCCATCTCGTTCCAGATTTGGCCGTCGGTGGAGTTGTACATCTTGACGACGTTGTCTGAACCCATTTTCCCGATACCCCACCAGGTACCAGGAACCCAGTCCCAGCCGACACCTACTGTTGTATCGGTGATGACTTCGTTGCTAGTCGTAGCGAGACCGTCAGGGGAAATGGTGATGTAGGCACCGTTCGGGGCCCCGAGAGCCGATACCGCATTCCCTGAAGTATCATGGGCTCCAATATAGAACTCACAGCCTTCGGTTCTCGTTCCGGATACCGAAAGCTTAGCAGCGAGAATACCCTTCGAAAGATCGAAGAGGATATCGCCTTCGACCCTGGGGTAATCCGGAACACAAGCAAGGTTCAGAGTCCCACCAGATTCGGTGGTTCCGGGTCCCTGTGTTTCAGTCCACTTGGCCGGATCGAGTACCGCGTCATTGAAGTTATCAATGAGCGTTTGGGTGTACGCCACAGGTCTCCTTTCTCACCCGTCGCTGATGGTGTAGGTGTGTTCGTCCACCGGAATAACGGTGGGCCAGTCGAATTGCAGATAGTCTTCACCGAGAGCCTGAATGGCTTCGTCGGGACCGGAAATCGTGTACGTGTGGTCACCATTGTCAGTGACGACGAAGACGAAGAACGCGTCGTACAGCTCTTCGAGTTCGGCGAAGCTAGGAAGCCTTGCCGTGTTCTCGTTGTTTCCGTACAACACTTCTTCGATACTCTCCAGGACCTGAATATCGGTAGTCCTGGAGTCGATCTCAATGTGCGACGTCCGCTTGTAGCCCGGAATCACAGGCGGTTTCGTCGTGATTGACCAACTGAGTTCGAGCGGCTCGGGTGAATCTCCGATGGTGCCATACGACCTCTGAGAAGGCTCAGCCATGGCGTTGTAGACCAAATGGATCTTGTAGCCGAGATCGTTGTTAAGATCACTGCCCACCATAGTTCGGTAGGAGAATCCGAAAGTCTTTCGTCTCTGTTGAGTGATCCTCAGACCGGGACGGATCTGACTTGAGCCATCACACAGAGCAAACAGATCGGGATATGTGAAGGCATTAATCGTGGCGCCGAATTCCTCGGCGGCAGATACGAGCAAGTACTTGTTACCGTCGAGGTAATAGGACTTCGACCCGCCACCAGTCGGAGCCATTTCAACGGAAGTCAAACCCGACCATGCGACACCGGGTTGTCCTTCGACATACAAGACTCCTCGGTCTACTCCGGCTTCGTAGAGCCGTTCCCCGGGCGTGTCCCATTCGAGTCGTGCCACTCAAGATCCTCCCTTCATCCACTCGAACCGAACTGCGATCGTCGTTGGGCGTTGAGTTTCCTCTGCTGTGCGAGCATCTCAGCCTTGGACATCTTCTTCGGCTGGGTATTCTTCTCGATACACACCCGGATGAGAGTCAACAACCGATTCAAATGCCAGTTTTCGCATTCGAGCCAGATGTTGTGAGTGATCATCCAATGGTAGATCACCTCAGCAGTGATGACATCTCTGCTGTGTTTCTGTTGCTTCTTCTCCGCGAACCAAGTAGCGGACATCTTGGCTGAGATGTATTTGTCGATGGCTACGACGTTGTCTTCCGTAAGACGGGCAAAAACCTCCGGAGGAACATCCGGGGTAAGTGTCATCGCCTCTTTGATGTACCAAAACGTCTCTTCGGGAGTCTTCTCTTCCTTGCCGAGGAAGGGCTTCTCGAAGAATGACTCCCATTTTGACAGGGAGACCAGAGAGTGCTCCAACTCCAGCTTGAACGACTTAACAACAAACTCTTGCGTTGATTCGTTGAATCCTTCACTCATCGGGACTTCAATGATGAGCACTCTCTGACCTCCTTACTGCGTCGTGACGACTAGAAGTCGCCCTTGGCCCAGTCGGTGTCGACGTTGTTCGGGAACTTGTAGCCCTGGTTCGGACGGGCCTCGACGATCTTGTTCTCGGTGAGAACCTGCGGGCCGGGAGCCTGCGCCTCGTCGTCGATGTAGTAGGTCACACCGGCGATGGTCGGGATCGTCAGGGTGTTGGTGGCGTCGTCGTAGGCGGGCTCCGTCGGCGTGGCCGTGAGGACCGTGCCAGAGAACATCGCGACGACGGCTGCCGGGGCGGGCAGAGACGGGTCGGTGCCTGCGGTACCGTAGAGGAACTCCTCCAGGGTGGCCAGGGCGTCGGCGTCGACCTTCGTCGAGTCGATGGACAGGGTGGCCGTCGGCTTGTAGGTCTGGCCTGCGATCGTGCCGACCTCGACCGGAGTCGTGGTGAACTCCCACGAGAACGTGATCGCCTCGGGCGAGTCGTTGACGGTGGCGTAGGCCTTCTCGGACGGCGCCGCGAGAGCCCCGTAGACGAGGTGCAGCTTGTAGCCGTGATCCTGGCCGTCCAGGTCGTTGCCGAGCTTGGTGCGGTAGGACAGACCGAAGGTCTTCCGGCCCTGCTGGCCGAGCGAGACGCCGGGGGTCGGAGTGGCGGATCCGTCGCACTGCTCCCAGGCGAGCGGGTAGGTGAAGGCCTCGATCGTGCCGCCGAACTCCTCAGCCGACACGAGGTTGAGGTACTTCATGTTGTCCGCGTACTGCGGGTTGGACTCGGCACCCGAGGGCGACTCGGTGACGGCGGTGAGGCCGTTCCAAGCGTGCCCCTCGTTGTAGACGCCGGTCGCGTTGGGAATGTAGAGGACACCGTGGTCGACGCCGGTCTCGTAGTACCGCTCGCCAGCCTTGTCCCACGTGAGGACTGCCATGAGTTTGTTCCCCTCAGAAATAGAGGCTGTATACGTGGTGGTGGAGGTTGTCCGCGACGAATATGCGATTCAGGTTGGACAACGGTAGCTGAGCGATGTCGTCGGAGAGGAGCATGATTGCATCCGGATTCCGGCCGATCAGCGTCAACTGATATCGCTTGGCGCGACTGTATGGGTTGTTGTCAGCGAACTCAGTCTTTGCATTGTCCTGGGCGTAGATGATACAGGGATAACTCATCCCCGTATTCGGAGGGGCCTGGAAATATACGTTAGTACTTCCCAGAACCCCCTCCAGGAGTGTCTGCAACTCAAGGCGTTTCGGGTGTGGGGCCATTGTAGACACCCCCTAGCCGCAAGATGAGGCGGGGAACCTTTACTTCGACCTCAGAAACGGCCCACAGGGTCCCCGCCCACTCGACATAGCGAATGGCAAAGAAATGTTCGTTGGCGAAAGCATCCGCAACGATACTGATCGAATTACTCACAGAGAGGTCGTTGTTGACACTCTCACCGTTCCTGAAACTCAACGAATTCCGCACAATATCGCCGTAATACTGGTATTCGACGATCTGGTCTTCGTTCACGCCAGGAGCGGTCACAACAGTTACGCCGTATCCCACCTTTCCTGAAAATCGGGTCATGACTGGGTCCGCCTAGATCAGGCGCGACGGGTGAAGGTCCAGGAGTCCTGGGCCGAGTTGGCGAAGTGGTAGCCGGAGTCGGGAACCGCGGTGACGGTCTCCGAGGACCCGACCGGGATGGCGGTCTGAGCACCGGGCGTGAGGGTGGTGCCGTCGCCGTCCTCGTAGGTCATCCCGGTGACGGTCGGGATGGTGATGACACCGGTGGAGGCGTTGTAGCCCGGCTCCTGCGGGGTCGCCAGGACGCTGTTCGAGGCGGTCTTCTTGATGACGAGGGCCGACTTCGGACGGACCAGGGCACCGGAGAGGCGGGTTTCCAGCAGGTACTTCTGCTGGTTGTAGTCGATGTCGAAGTCCTCGAACATCGTGAGCTCGCCGCCGCGGTCGGTGCCGACATTGTAGTCGTCGAGGTTGACGATGATTCCGACGACGTCGGGGTACTCGTTCAGCGGCTCGACGAGCTGGATGCTGCTGACGCCCAGGACCTGAGCGACCTCGGACTTGTTGGCGTAGTAGCGACGGCCCATGCCGTCCTTCGCCTTCAGGAACTTGTTGAGCTCGCGGACCGTGGTGTACAGGGTCGGCGTGCCGGTGCCCTTGTAGAACTCCATGCCGTCCATGACGGCGTCGACGACCTCCTCGTAGGAGGAGTCCGCGTCGTTGACGTTGACGTTGAGCGTGGTGACGAAGAGCTCGTGGTCGTTGATGATGGAACGGATACCGATGCCGTCCGAAGCACCCAGCGGGTCCTTGACCTTGTCCTCGGCACCCGGGGCACGGCCGTCGCCGACGAGGATCGCACGCGCGACCTCCTCCTCGGTCATGAGCCGCATCTCGGCCTTCAGGAAGGCGACGATGTCGAAGTCCGTGATGTCGAGCATGTCGTCACGGTCGAGCTTCTGCTTCTTGTAGATCGTGGTCGGGCTCGTGGTCCGCTTGCTGACGCCGAACCACTCCTCCTCCTTGTAGTTCCCCTTGATGTAGCCCTTGGCCCGCGCGTCGTCCTGGGTCAGGTCGGCGGTGAAGGTCTTGATCCGGGAGAACGGGGTCTTGCGGGTGCCGTTGAGGACGGACGAGACCCACTCGGTCCGGCGCTTCTCGAGGTCGATGGTCCCGGTGGCCATCTTCGCGTCCGGGAACAGGACGTCGATGTTCTCGATGCCGTGCTGGAGGGCGTAGTTGTTGACGGCCTCACGGATGGACCCGACCTTCACCGCGTCGGCGAAGATGCCCTTGACGTCTTCCTGCGTGAGGCTGTGCTTGATCGTGTCGCCGCCGTTCTTGGCAGCGTTCTGGTCGAAGACGTTGCGCGACATTTCGTCGCCTCCTTCGTGGGTGATGGTGGTCTCGGTGTTCTCGGTGGCGGAGTGTTCGGCGGCGGACTTCTTCTCGTCCTCCAGGGCGACGCCGATCAGGTAGTGAACGACGTTCTTCTGCTCCTCGTTGAGGGTGTCGTAGATGTCCTTGACGGTGGTGTCCTTGTCGGCGTGCTCGAGGTTCTCGTCGCCGTCTTCACCGTCCTCGTCCTCTTCGTCATCCTCTTCGTCGTCCTCGTCCGGCTCCTCCGAGTGAGCGAGAGCGTGGTCGATCGGAACGCCGGTGAGAATGATCGCCTCTTCGTCCGACTCGAAGACGGAACCGTCGGAGTGCTTGATGTTGACGTAGTCGATCACGGCGCCCGGATTTGCTCCGGCGAGAACGAGACTCACCTCGCGGATCACCCCGTGCATGACGTTCTTGGCCCGCTCCACCAGGTTGTTGGCGTAGATGGACAGGAACTTGATGTCGCCGTGTTCGACCAACTCCCGGGCGGTCTCGCCCTGCTTGGTCTTGTTGAAGAAGGCGTAGGCGTAGACGCCCTCGTCCTTGTGTTCGAGAACGGCGTGGCCGAGAACGTTCTCCGCGCTCGAGTGACCGTGCTGCCACACCAGAGGTACCTGTTGGTGGTGCATGTCCTTGAACGCGCCGTGCATGATGGTTCGCCCATCCGTGCACTTGAGACCAGCCTTGGTGGCCCAGCCGCCGAAGTCTGCTTCAATGACTCCCATTTTGACCGTCTCCCCTCCTACTTCTTTGCCGTGGGTTTGCGGGCTCCGACAGAGCCTTCTTTACGCATCTTCTCGATCCGCTCTTGGATGGTTTTGATCTTGCCCTTCAAGGACTTGAGCTCATCGGCGAGAATCTCATCCTTGTGCTTCTCGTAGTACTCCTTCGACTGCTTAGCAGCTTTGGCCTTCTGTGAAGCAGTTTGCTTCTTGGCCGTCGTCTTCTTAGCAGTGGTCTTCTTGGTAGCACTACTCTTGGGCTTGACACCGCTCCGAGCCTTGGCTTGCTTGGTAAGCTCGGCCAAAGCGGTCCGTAGCTTTTCCAGGCGAGCCTTGAGGGCGTTTACCTCGGCTTCGAGTTTCCTGCGCCGTTCAGCTTGTCGCTGAGCCCTTGTCTTAGTAGGCGGCTTGGGCTTTGCTGTAGGCCTACTTTTCGACGTCGCAACTGCTGCTGCCTTACGACCCTTCAGCTTTCGAGTCTTGAGGTAATACTCGCGTCTCTTAGCTGCATCGTAGGCATGTTCCAGTTTGTCACTCATTGTCGATACCGAGATCACTGAAGATTGAGTCGACGAGATCATTGACCTCGGCTAGCCCACTCTGGAGAAGGTCTTCTCCCTCGTCTTCTTCGTCGGTTTCTTCCGGAGGCGGCATACCGACACCTGTATCGGCCTGAGGCATGTTGCTGTTGACGAGCTGGTCGGCCTTCGGATCCTTGGAGGGCTTGAACCCGATACCTTGACGGATCTCGTTTGCCGACAGAATTTCGTTCCGGGTGAACTTGTCGGCGACTTCTGCCACCTGCTCCATCGGAACGAGATCGAACGGGTTGCGGAAGTACACGATCGACTGACCCTGAGTACGAGCAGTCTTCGTCAGGAAGGAGCGCTTCATGGCTTCCGTGATCGCCTGAACAATCGGCTTGATAGTCCGATTGAAGTAGTTGATCATGGCCTTTTCATCGGCCGTCCCGTTCATCACTTCTTCCGTCAGACCGAGCTGCGAATATAGCATCGCAGTCAAGTACTCGATCTGCTTGAGAAGGTTGTTCTCAACTGGCCGGTTCAGTTGCTGAATCTTCTCAGTTCCGTCAGTATAGGCAATGCCGTACTGACTTCCCTTGAGCTGAAACTCGATATCCTTACGCCGTTGTTCAGCTTGCTGCCGTCGGGCTTCGGACTTGATCACATATGGAAGCTGAATGATCAGATCGAGCTTGCCGGAGCTGGACTGTTCATCCACGGAGTCCAGCATGTTCAGCTTACGAATAAGCCGCTGAAGCGTCGAGTTCGGCTCGTTCATCACCGAATACAGCGGATTCTCGACGATGGCCGTGGACTTCTTCGGAACGGTGACTTGCTTCCGTTGTCCATCCCGTTCGTCGTAGAGATTCACGGTGACATGCTGTGGATGCCACGCCACAATCTCTCCGACCCGGAGAGAGTTGATGATGAAGCTGGATGATACGGCTGGATCGATGTCGGTATCGACTGGAACGATAGCGGCGACGCCGTGCTCGAACAGAGTCATCGCTATGTCTTGACGGAATTGCCGAGCCCCCTGGTCGAGGTTCGGTTCTATCGTCAGGCAATCCTGAAGTTCACTGCGAATGTCCTCGAGATAACGCCCCTCTTTATCCAATCGAGCATGACGAATATCCACTCCCGACACGTCGATCCCAAGTCGAGTGTAGATCGAGGAGATGATGGAACGTTCACTGGAGTATGAACCCCTACTTCGCTGAGGAGCATAACTTCCGTAAGAACCGTGTCCGCCATGGGAGTGAATCCCGAGATACTTCTCTTCAAGGAAGAGATTCCAGCCGTGTTTCAGACCCTCCTTCATACGAGAAAACAAGTTTGCCATTAGTCACCTCCTCCCTGAAAGTGTGGCTATAGGTCAGCCGATCCCCATGTCCTTTAGCAAGTTTCGGGCAGCCTGGTGACCGTTGGGATCCTTGGCTTTGGAATAAGCCTTCTTGCCCGCGTTGAAGATGGTCTTGTCGATACCCGCCTTGTGAGCGTAGAGGGCACCACCGACGAGAATGGCGGTGGCGGCGGAGGCGTACTGAGAATTACCGTTGAGGATATGGCGCGTACCACGAATTCCTCTACCGGCACTCTTCTTGACGTTCTTCCGCTTCCTCTCTCCTCGGGCTTTCTCGGCATGCCTGGACATGTCTTGGTTGCCGAGGTGTTGGTCGAAGGCCTTCTTGTAGTTCGGGTCCTTCTTGGCCTTACCCTCGACCTTGGCCTTGATCAGTTTTCGTCGAGTACCAGCACCTTCACCATAGAACATCTTGGCTCGGGCGAATTCCTTAGCATCCTTGCGGGCCTCACGATTCGTACTGCGAGAAATACCCGAGGGATCGGATCGACGGACGCCCCACTTCATGCCCTTGATGCCGTAGTGGACGAGTTCGCTGGAGGAGGGGCCCAAATCAGACAAGTGAAAAACCTCCCCTTACATCGACGAGATGTTGTAGGCGCCACTGCGATTCTGCTTGGAGTAGCTCGGACCTGCGGATGCCACACGAGGGAGACCCATAGCAGCAGCCGCGGCTGCTTGACCACGCTTGGTTTCAGCCCTGACTGCGACGTGTTGAGAGGCAACCCCTGCCACCATCGAAACGACTCGAATAGCCCGTGGAGCGAACCGAGCAGCGATGACACCTGCGGCGATAGCGTTGTACTTTTTGCGGCGACGAGAATACTCGTTCTTACGTGCCGTCTTGATGTCCAAGCCTTTGTTCAAGTCGCGATTGACGCGCTTGACTCCGCCCTTACCGAAGTTGTTGCGATCGTAGTTTCGCTGACTTCGAGTGTAGTTGGCATTTGGGGTGTCATCGCGGTCTGCTCGACGAACACCCCACTTCATGCCCTTGATGCCGTAGTGGACGAGTTCACCGGAGCTCATGGTCAGTCTTCTTGTCGGCAGCCCTACCAAGGCTGGCAGCGGACGACACACCAAAGGTGTTCAAACCGACAACCGTAAAGGTCCCGTAGGCCTTGAGGAGATCCATGGTCTTGGCCTTGCCGGTTGCGAGTCGCTTCTCTTGGCTGCGAAGGTTCTTGGCTCGGCGAGCGGCTTCCTTCTTCAGACTTCCACGAGATTTGACCGCACCGTAAACAGACGTCCCAGCAAGAGTCGTGGCCTTGTCTCTGAATGAACCCTCGCCGCTGGCTACTCGTTCTAGCCTCGACGCTCGCACGTTGAGTCGGCCGGTACGTTGCTTACGAACACCCCACTTCATACCCTTGACACCGTAGTGGACGAGCTCCTGGCTCATACTTCATACCCCCTTTCAGGGCTCATTCGAACTGCTCTTTGTTGAGCTTGTAAGCCACGAATGCGTCCATCAGGGCGGCGACGTTGTCGATCTTACCCTCTTGTCGCTTCTTCAGGAGCTTACGGTTTCCGTTCGTGTCCTCAAGGGTGATCGAATTACCCATGGCGAAGGACATCAATGCCTGATCAAATATGAGCAATCGTTGACCACTCAGAGTCTTGATTTCCCCAAGCGGGACAGACTCTGTTCGCGCTCCCTGGATAACCTTTTCGATGCCGAACGGCCCGTTTTCCGCTTCCCAGCGGTTTACAAACTCCTTAGCGTTGTAGGGGTCGAAGCCAAATGCGCGCACGTCATAAGCACATTCCTGGATATGTGCATCCAGGTCGTCATAGACCTCCATCATGTCGAGGATCGTGCCCTCGAAAATGTGGAGGCTTCCTTCATTGATGAACTCGTCGTACTTGTGCCTCATGGCCCCCGGGAGATTCATCAGCGTCAGAGACGTGATGTAACTCCGGGTCTTTATCCCGAATTTGCCACCTGGCAGTGGAAAGAGGAATGTGAATGCACAGAAGTCGTCACCCTGGGAAAGGTCGGCCCCCATAGCACAAGGCATCGACCAGAATTCCCGGTAAGGATGAGGCAGCGTCTCCTCGTAAGTGAAGAAGTACGTGTAACCCTCCATCGGAATACCGAAGCGCTTCGCCAGAATGTCATTCCGGGACGCCGGGGCCTTTTCGGCTCGTTCAACATCCAGTTGGTAGACGTCATACGTTACGGTCTTCCCGAGGTTGGGATTGGCCTTGGGCCACATCGCCGGATTGCCGACTTCTTCCAATTGATCCAGCTTGTAATGCCAGATCGAGATGTGAGGAGCTTGGTACTCTCCCTTGAGAATGTCGGCGAGCTCCAGTTTGATCGTATCACCGCTGCCGTTACGAACAGTACCTTCCGAACTGACAGCCACGATGAGGTAGTCGTCGAGTTTGGAGGCGCCCTGTTCGATAGCGCCGATGACATCTTCTCGGAGATCTCCGGAAAGCCATTCGTCAACCGTTGCGACTTTAGTTCGAAGACCTTGGAGCTTGTTGATGGTCATCGGCCGGACCTCGAGCATCGAACCCGTAAGGAAGTTCTCGACACCCTTCTTGGTAGCAGCCAGCTTGACTCGGTTGGCCTTAGAACCAGTGGTGTTCTGCAAAGAGCCCTCTGTGAGAAAAGAGAAGAGAGGACCCCGGCTCCGAGTGATAGCAGTGCGGATCGGCTGCATGACTTCTTCCGCCTGCTTCATGGTCGGAGCAGTTGTGATTTGATGCGTGGTAGAGGTGTCTACGTTGAGGAAATAACTCTGTAGACAGGACTCGTAGAGAGACTTTGCCGCACCTCGAGCCACGATGAGGTACTGCTTGGTCGTCAGACGCTTCTTGATCACCTTGTCGACGTACTTTCCGCTTTTCGGTTCGTACACACTCCGGTTGACGAAGTAGTACCAGCAGAAAATCTGTTCGGCCCACAGTTTAAAGGTGTCGAGAAGATGGAGATCGCTGCCGTCGGTGAGTGTAAGTTCCTTCTCGCAGTAGAGAACGAATCCCTCTACCGGATCGGCATCGTAGTAGATGTTCGGGTTGGCGATGAGTGCGTCAATCCGATTCATCTCCAGAGAGACTTCCTGGTTGACAGGAATATCGCCTCGAATCACCGCGGCACGGAAGAGTCCGTAGTAATGCGGTGTTGCTGTGTTGGACAAAGCCATCGTCAGCCCTCCCTTCTACTACTGAGTCATTCGCCGGACGAGAACACCTGCACCTGCGGCGGCAGCGGGGCCTGCTCCACCGGTCGCGTAACCGAATCCGGCAGCAGCAGCCGTCTTGAGACCGGTCTTGACCATCTTGCCCGAGTCGGTTTCGAGGAACTTCCGGACTTGATCGTAGGTCTGGGCCATACCCAGGTACTTCTTGACCTGATCGTGCCCTCGGTCCATTCGCGACTTACCCGGAGGACTGGACATCGTCTGGTTGTACCGACGCTCCAGATCGACACGCTCGAGGAACTGACGCATCTCCTGGTTACTAAGAGATCCGGTCCCCTTGGTTTCGATCTTGTTGTGCAGTCGGTTGACGTTCTTCGCGTCTTCCGACAACTGAGGCTTCGGAGAGCTCTTCGAGCGAGCGAGTTGAGCCTCACTACGTCGGACGCCCCACTTCATGCCCTTGATGCCGTAGTGGATCAAGCTGGCTTCCATGGCGGAGCGGCCTCGAGCCTGAGACATAGCTACCTCCATGTCGTACTCTCCGTGTTCGAGCTGAAAGGTGGGTCCTGCGTAGTCGTCGACCCACATGGCGATTCGATCGAAACCCACAGACCAGAACTGCTCTTGGCCGTCCGACTTCTTTGCAGGATTCTCCGGGTAACCTAGTGTCAGATGCGGGGTCCACTCGGGGAATTGTTCCGTCGAGAGGTATGCCTGCGAGATGAGGTCGTACGAGAGAAGTCTCGAACGAAAACCCTCGACGACCTTGGTCCACTTCTGATCGAAGAACAGCACGTCTGCCTTGTGTTCTCCGAGTTCGCCTCGACGCTTGACGTCGAGAAAGAACGGAGGGAGTGTGGACGATGCGTGTTCGACGTACTCCATGATGAGCTTCATCTGAGTAGCGTCGAAGTCGTTCTCACCCAGATAGAGAAGAGTCAAGTGAGGTTCTTTCTCACTTGAAACTTTTCGAACAGGATCGTGCTCGTTAGGGAGAGCAACGATCACTAGCTGATTACGGGAAGCGTTGGATCGGTCCATGATTCCTCCTCCCTCTGGACGTTCAGACGCCACTCGAACTCGGCGATCTGATTCTTCATCGCATCGATGGCATATGACGTGCTCGGAGGATCGAACAGAAGACGGACCCTCAGGTACAGGTACGTCTTGACGAGATTCAGCCGGGGGTCGGTACCGATGAAGGTGTCCCACGTAGCCGTGTCGTCTTCGATCATGTAGCCGTTGACGGGTCCGATCCCGACTTGGTCGAGTACGGCCAGCACCGAGTTGATGTGAGTGACGATGTCGACATCGAACGACGTATCAGCCTCACCGATACCCAGAATCTTCTTGGTGCTTTTGAGTATGCTTGGTTCCACGTGAGACACCTCCTCTCATTTTGACGGTTTCGTCAGGACCGGCGGTTGACCTCGGCCTGAACGGCGTTGTAGTTGTACCCGGCACGGGTGAGCCTGCTCTTGCGGACTTCGCCGTCACCCCAGTCACCTCGCATGACCTGAGTAGCGACTTGACTGATGGTCAGCTTGGGCTTGTTCTCGCCCTTGGGCGTCAGAAGGCGGTTGACTTCCTTCTGAACGGTGTTGGAGTTGTAACCCATGCGAGTCAGCTTCTCGACACGAGCGGCACCGTCGCCGTGCTTGCCCGCGATGACCTCGCTGGCGATCTGGCTGATCGTCTTCCGGACCGGCGGGTCACCGGCGATCTGGCGGTTGACCTCACGCTGGACTTCCGCCGGGTCGTAGCCCTCGGAGCGAAGCTTCTGGGTGCGGGTGTAGCCGTTGCCGTACTTGCCCGCGCGAACGTCCTGAGCGACCTCAGAGAGCGACTTCTTCTCGGGGGTCGGATCGACGGGATCGTTCTCCGAACCGGGCTTCTGGTACGTGCCGGTGAAGAAGAGGGCGTGAACGTGGTCCTTGTGGTTCTCGGTGACACTGCCTCGGTCGGCCATCTGGCGAACGACGCCAGGCTGGGTGACGGTCGAGGTGATCTTCTGGTACCAGATGACGTGCTGGAGCCGGAGTCGCTTGCGGTTGGTCCAGATGTAGTTCCGGATCCAGTCGCCCGCCGCCTTGTTGCGGACCATGAAGTCGAGGGCCCGGCCGCTGTGGTGCTCGGTGTTGTTGGCGTTGCCGTCGTAGCCCCACATGAACCAGACGTCGTGTCCGGCCTTCTGCGCTGCGTCGAAGATCTCCTTGGCCCTCGACTTGGTGGGGCCGGTGACCTTGCCGAGCTTGGAGCTGGCGTGTGCGAAGGTGGTCATGCCTGGTCCTCGTCCTTCTCCTCGGCCTCGTAGTCAGCCTCGGCTTCGTTGGGCATGTCGGCGTCGTCACCCCGGTCCTCGACGGGCGGGCACGGAGCACCCTCGGTCTTCTCGTCCTTCTTCTCGGTCATTGGTTCTCCTGTTACCAGAGTTTCGTGTCGCCAGGCCGACGGTCGACGGGTAGCTGTGGGAGTAGCTTCTCATCGCCGTAGTGAATGGCATTGTGGGTTCGGTGTGCGACAGTGATCAGGTTGTTGGGGTCGAGAAGACAGTCATCACCGGCTTCTAGTTGCTCGAGTGTGATGGGATTCAGATGATGGATGTAGAGACCTCTGTGGATCTCGTAGCCCTCGATTCCTAGATCACAGCCGTTGTCTCGAACGATGATCTGATCTCGAGTCTGTCGCCATTCCCGAGATGTGTAGAAGCCTTGGTTCACCCAGCGATCGAACCCGAAGGTCGATTGGCCGACGTTCCCCCTCAAAGCGAGGTAACGGAAGCGTTCGATGAACGTTCCGTACTGTCTCAGCTCTGAGTAACTCCTACTCATTTTGATCGTCAGCCGTTGAGTGTCCGCCGTAAGCACGCATTGCTTGGATGGCGTTGACGTACATCTCTTCGATCCGCTTCTGTCCCTCGTACGCCTCGCGCTTGACTTGAAGAAGTTCGTTCTCGTGACGGAGACGCTCTTGTTCGAGGACTTCTCGGCTGGATCCAAGCTTTAGGTAGTGCGTGATGACCTGAGCCGACGCTGTACCGTCTTCAAGCTGTTGTTCGGCGAGCCTCATGGCCTTGGCGACCATCTGACTCTCACGACCCTGTGGAGTTGTGGCTGGTCTGCCTCGACTTGGACGGGGTTCCTGACCACTTTGTCGGCGTGCTGGCACAGTTCTCAACTCCTTCCAGTCAGGTTCATGACAAGAAAACTTAGGTTAGGGGTGGATGGGTCAAAGGGAAGGAGGGGAGAGTTCATAAGAACCTTCCTTGTTGGGCACATGTTGGCCCATGCCACACGTATGTACAAGGAAGGTTCGTATCAACTCTCCCCCGGAGAATCCCAGGGGGCAAAAAGTTTCTACAAAAAGTCCCGCCGGGGGAAAAATATGG